AAAAGCGCCCATAGCTTCTGCACTGGTATATACGTCAAGACTGGGTAGCCATTCTCTAGCAGCACACATACGTCCAATCAAGTCTGCTTTGCCGCCTAAGTTGCTGTTGATAGCAAGTTTAGTTTGACTCTTGTCTACGTTTTCTTTAAACCAATCAAACAGTCTCCACAATTCACCTGCCATAATGGGTTCGCCGCCTGTGATACGTAGTTCACGCAGTGTTCTGTGCAAATCACTGTCCCACCATTTAAAGAACGCTTCGATATATGGATTTTCTTCTCCGTATTTGTACAACTGTGCTTCAGGATGGGTGTGTGTAAAATGATTGCGCCCATCGCTGATTAAGTCTTTATACCCGCCATGTTGTTTTAAGTCCTTAACCCATGTACTACTGAAAGCTGGATTACAGTAGCTACAGGCAAAATTACAAGTTCTGTCAAACGCAATTTCTAGTGTACGCAAATCAACATCATCATCAGTATGAGTATTGTATGCTGCCGTTAGTTCTTCGTCACTGTAAATATTACTTTTATAAACTCTGTCACTGATATACTCATTGCCCATGTCTTCGATTTTCCAGCAATACTCACAACCACTGGGACGTTCGCCACATTTCATTTGCGAACGCTGTCTTTTCTTTTCTGGAGTATTGTGTAATAACTTGGGATTGAGTTTTACTGCTTCAGGATCAATTTTGTGCGGCAATGGGTGGTGACAACTTGTGGTCATTCCACTGCCTAACCACACTGTGGCGTTGTACCACTTGGCTCCACAAAAACTGTCGCTGTAAGTTCCTAGATAATCTTTAAATTCTTTATCTGTTCTGCTCATAAATTCACCATGTTGTTGCATATTTTTCGTCGACTAAGTGAGCACTACATTTGTTTTTGCATTCAGTCATTGTGTTAAAATCTTCTATAAATGTATTCCAGTGTTCGGCGTTGATAACATTTTCAATACCTTGTGTAATTATGTTGTTTTTAGGTATTAGAAACTTACTTAGTCCAGTATGATTATACCTATTTGCAACCCAACAACACGGTATTAAATATCCTTGACTGTTTACAAAAATTCCTTTTGTTCCAATTAAACACAATGGTATAATGTTTTTGTTTTTATTAATTTCTTTTACTTGATTGTAATACTTTGTATTTTCTATTATAGCAGGTTTAGTGTCGAGAATTCTACCATTAAATCTAAATACTTCTCTAAAAAATCTATGAGTAGATGATATAAATTCTTCGTCGGGTTCTAAGCTGTCGGACTTATCGTTATCATTGTAATGCTGATACTTGCTGCCAAACTTAGTGCTTCTAGTTAATTGAAAACTATCAAAGCCTAATTCTTTTGCCATACTTTTCATGTTGTCAATTTGATGCTGATTAAATTTAAAAACAATAGCATCCCATTGCAAGAATGCAGTAGTATTTTCTCTCAGAGAATGTATCCCTGACATTATACTATCCCAGTCGCAATTAACTCTATACTGTTCATTTGATTGTTGATCCCAGCCATCTAAACTAAAATGCACTTGATCATTTTCGTTTAATACATTGCCAAGATTTTTCCACCAGTCTGGGGTCTTGTAGCTGCCATTGGTTATGATATTAATATTAACATCTGGGTTTTGGTGCTTAAAAAACTTTACAATATCGATGAAATCTCTTGCATATATCGGATCTCCGTCGTCGCCGCAGAAAGTTATTTTTTTAATTTCGTTAGCAAATGTAAAATTTTTTTCAAAAAAATCTAAACGTAGTTGTGTTTGCACTAAACTTTCTGGTATTTCGGTTCTTGGGCATCTAGGACATTTTAGTGTACAAATACTACTAACTTCAAAATGCCAATGCCATAATGGCCAATTAAACTGATTCTGCATGATATTTACATTCACTCCACCAATCGCTCATTTCAGGAAATACATCCATAAACACACTGTTGTGGCGATGATCGTGCTCTACAAAAAATTTGTAGAAATCAATCATATTTCGTTTAATATTCAAGTTAGGGTGTTTGCTACGCATCCAGGCAATATCTCTGCGCATTTTATTAATTTCAAAATCTTTGAATCCTACAAACTCATGTATGTCTTCTTTAATTTCATGACCTTCCATCCAATGCAATACTTGTTCCAAATTCCAAGCATAACTCTCAGGCATAATCTGCAAACTTTGCCACTGCGGTTGTCTTAGCAACGGAGTGTCGAACCACACACGCTGATATGTAGTGCTGTGCTGTGCTCTAAGTTTGATTATCCATTTTAGAAAATCTTGAATACCAGGAATACACAAGTTATTCATTGTAATAATAAATGTTACACTGTTTCGTCCAGGAATTTCAGTTAGGAAACGTTCTACATTTTTTTGAAGTCTTTCAAAATCAAGTCCAGGTCTAATATATTCTGCTTGCTTTCCCCAAGTGTCAACACTAACAAATTGCATAAAATGTTCTACTGTTTCACCTGTACATAGACGTTTAGCATAGTCCATGTACTTTTCAAACAGTGCAGGATCTACACTAAAGTTACTGGTTGTATTAATATGTAAATCGGGCTTTGGATTTTCCAATATATAGTCAAAAACACGATATGTATTTTTATCCATCATTGGTTCACCGCCTGTCATTCTAAAATGTTTTAGTTCAGGATATAGGTCAGGCCACCATTTCCAAAATGCGTCTACATATGGATTTTGTTCCCTATTAGGAATAATAGTGCCAGCAAAATGTTCTGGTGCATTATGTGGTACAGTAGTTGGATATGCACCATATCTTTCTGTTTGCTTTGCCCAAGTACTACTAAACTGTGGACTACAGTAAGTACATTCTAAGTTACATGCATTACTAAAATTAACTTCTACATAACTAGGATTAACATCGCCATTCCAACCAGCATCAACGACTTCATCATACTTGCCCATAGCCCAAGGCTCGCCACTGCGATAGTGTCGATCGCTCATGTTGCCAGTATCTTCGATATTCCAACAATAACTACACTCGCTCGGGCGATCACCTTCGATCATCTTTTTACGCTGTTGCTTTTTTTGTTCGGTGTTGTGTAGCGCACTTGGATTTAATTTTATAGCTTCTGCATCTATTTTGTGCAATGGTGGATGATAGCAACTGTTGTTCAATCCAGTAGGCAAATGGAAACTAACTTGCTTCCATTTTGCCAAGCACATAGTAGGGCTAACTTTATCTAGTGCTGCTTTGGCACGTTCGGCATCATTAAGATAATCACTCATTGTCTAAATCCACTTTGTTGGAAGTTTTTATACCATGCATTAACACTTGTAGGAACAGAGTCATTGATCTTTACATACCGCTTGAATAAGTTTACAACTTCTATATATATGTAGTTATAGTTAATGGGCTTTATACTAGGAATATTGACCAAATCACTTTGTTTATTTTCGTTAAGATAATCGACGATATCTTCGTAATACAACTCTTCGTTGTACTTAATTTTTTTGTCTGCTTGTTCTTTAATATATAATGTTTTTATAAATTTATCAAACTCAGTTGTTAACAGCTTATGATTAATTTTTAATTTATGCCTAACAGTACTAGATTTATCCCTACCGAACCCAATGGTTTGCCAATTGTTAGTTTCCATTGCAATATAAAGACTAGTAAATTGCTTTGTTATATCTTTGCGTACTAAATTTACGTTATAAAAATTTTGTCTGTTATTAAATTTTGATAGATCAAATATATCACTTGCTGGAAAATATTTACAAATAAAATCCTTGTTGTGCAAGTTGGCTTTGTTAATTACAAGATCTGCTTTTTCCTGTGCACGTTTGTTGTTGTCATGAAATATTTCTCCGGCGTTAGCCAAAGCAAGTTTTCGTTCTAGAAATTTACAAAAAAGAGTAGTACCAGATCTAGGCATACTATAGACAATTACCACTCCACTGTTGTAATTTTCTAATATCACTCGTTTTCCTTAATAAATTTACGTTCGAACCCTTCACGCAGCATAATATCAAAGTTAGGACGTCGACTTTGATGATCCTTAAAGAATTTACTATTAGCAGCATCCATGTCAACTATAGGCAAACTGAGCTTTCTTTTTAATTCATTTCCTAACCATTCACTTTCAGCAAGAGGTTTCATATCCTTATGATCATTCCAAAGGGTTTCTAGTTCTTCAAAGTCTTGTACTTTTGTATGGTCCCAACCTTCTAGCATTGTTAAGTATGTTCCTAAACGTGCACCATAGATTGCCCAATCACCGTGCTCAACATCTGCTCCAACAGTTTGCCATACTAGTAAATGATTCATATTTTGATTATGCACACGTTCTTCAAACTCAGCTAGTGTAGGCTTTGTGCCTCTATCTAAACACATTTTTACACCCTCACGGATGCCAGCACGCCAAGCATGTTTAGCACTTCCATTTGGATAAGTTGTACTCCACGTATCATGCATTGCCCAATACATTGGATCAAAACAAAACTCAACATTATTTTCGTCAGCTCCGTTACTGTTTTCATGTGTTTGCATATTAAGTACAAAATCTCGTGTCCAGCAACTTAATCCACCGTTACCGTACCTTAATCCATTAATGGAGTTCTTTGCTCGCCATCTAAATACAGCATCTCGATTTTCGCCATTGATGCGCAACACTTGATTAAAGAAATTCCAGTCTGGCAAATTGTCGCCATCAATTAGTACAAATCTATCAGTATCACTAGCTTCGGCAGCTGCCTTATGTGCAGCATCACTTCCTTTGACACCATGTATATGCTTTGCCCAGGGTAATTGTGCACTAATTATTGCCCAAAATTCTTCATGTTTGGGCTCGTCGTATGTTAGATAAATGCAGTCTAGTTCTGCAACATCAATTAATTCTTCAGTCATATTTCCACCGATTATTTCCGCTATTATTAATTAGTAACATATTATATGCATCAGTTGCAATATTTCCTTTATCGTCGGGAAATACGTATAACTTATTTGGAGTTTCTTGTAAGTTTAATTTTTTTATTTTACGCACTATTTTTCCGTCAACTATACTGACTCTTGGATCTTGGTGCGGATATCTATTAGCTTCTTCTTTGTCTATTTCGATGTATGTCTGCGTAGTTTCTTGTGTGGTAACACTTAACGGTTTTCCAGATTTTGGATCATAAATTAGTTTCCAAGATACTTTTTTATGCTCGACCTGGGGATAATTTTTAAGTGCTTTCCATAAGTTTTCTGTAGTTTTGTTCATAATATTCGATTAACTCGTTAGTTGCAAATGTTTTACTAGTATAATGTATAGGCAAGCGTTGTGGGTAATGGCCAATCCATAAATCACTGTTGTGCTCAACGTGCAATTGGTCGTGCCATGGTTTTCCTGCCGGTAAAGTATTTAGCGGTTCTTTTAAATGCACAAATCTTGGGTATGCTGCCCCAGGCAACGTGCATTTTTCAACTCCGTATATTTCTGTAGCAATAGAAAATATTTCATCATCTCTTGGATTTAGATTATCATTTTTAATTAAGAATTCACTAGAAAACCAGTTCCAGTTATTGCTTATTTCTGCACACAGTTCAAAAAATTCAGCACTTTCGGGACCGTCCCTAAAGTAATAAAGTGCTGTGTAAATGTCTGGCAGATGGTTTGCATCAAACAACTTTCGATGCCAGCGGCTGGTAATAATTTCACTTTTATAGTTTTCGACAACAGAAGTAAACAATACTCGCCATTTTTCAAAACTGTTCCACCAGTGCCCAATGTCGTTAACAAACAACACATCTGCATCAACTTTAATACTACGCTTCCAAGGTGACAAATTTCGCACACGCCATTCTTGTGCAAAACTCCAGGTGTCAGGATTAACTATAATACGATCAAATATTTTTTCGTGCTTTGATTCAATTCTGTTAGCAGTTTCTTGGTTTACAATCACTGCATAATTTTTTTCGCTGTACTGCGTAGTTTTTATACTTAATGCTTGTAAGTATGCTTGTGCAAGATAATCGGTATGGGTATTATCTGCAACAGAAGCAACAAAACCTCGATTGCCGCTGTATTCTTTGACCATGTTAATTTGCATTATTACTCCAATTTTGCAAATAATCCAAGTTACTATCAGACATTATACTTTTATTTAAGACATGCACATCGCTATTAACTCTTATTACATTGTTACCATACCTTAATTTTAGCCCATGTTCATTTGCATCTTCTAAATCACAATCACCACTGGTCATGTGCATGGCCCAAGGCATACTATAACCAGACATCATATGCGAAACAATACTAAAAACCATATCGTTGCGATACTGTTTGTGAGAAAAACCAAATACTCGACTATAGTATTTGTAATTGTCTGCTATCATATTGGCATATTCAAAATACTCAGATGCATCTTGGTTCCAATACATTGCTGTTGCCCAGCATTGGGGTATAGTGCGGTTGGGCAAAGTAAGATATTTGTCAAAACTTTTTCTTCTAGTTGGGTCGTATACCCGATTGATAATTTGAAAAGGTGCATCAAACTCAAAACATTTCAAATACTGATCAGTTTGTAGGAAATAGTCAACATCTAATAGCAGTGTACGTTTAAATGGTGTTAGATTAAACAGCTGTCTGCGATAATCATTATACCAATTGTATGATTGGTGCACATTGCCAATGGCAACATGTCGTGTATCAGCAACAGGTTTATCAACTATTACATGTTCGTCGAACCCATCAACTTTGGTATCGCTTACAATGCCAACTGGCAACTTTAGATGTTTTTTTACAAGATTTGCACATACTTTTGCTAACTCAGTGTAGCGAAGTGTGCTACCTTGATCAGTAACACT